CTCTAGGTGGTTTAGTATTATTTCTTCTCAATAATTACGATAAAATTGAGAATGTAATTAGCACTTTATCTCAAAATTTTAACAATCCATTTAAATTATTAAAGAGTGTTATACTTGGTATTACAAGTGTTTTTGGTGGTCCTATAAAGGGGATCTTCAATACCGCTTGGAAAGGAATGAAGAAGGCTGGTTCAGGCCTTAAGAGTTTGATGAAAAAGGTGGTACCTAAGGCTAAAAGATTATTTGGTGGTTTAGGTTCTGGTCTTGTTAATTTTATAAAAAATGTTACATCCAAGTTTACTGGTGGTGCTGCCTCTGCTGGAGCAAGTGGTGCTGCACAGGGTCTGAGAGGGGGTGGACGACGAACTGTTGCTACACAAGCATCACGATCGGCATCAAAAACTGCAACCAATAGAGCAACACAACAGGCATCTAAACAAACTGCAAAAAATTTGTTTGGAACAGGTGGTAAGCGTATTTTAAAGATTGGCAATATATTTAAAAGAGTTCCTGTTGTTGGTGGTCTTCTCAGTATCTTTATTGATATGTTACTTGGTGAACCACTTGACAGAGCTGTAGTAGGTGCAGTCGGTGGTGGTATTGGTGCTTGGATCGGTGGTGGTATTGGTTCATTAGTATTTCCATTTGCAGGGACAGCAGCAGGCGCCATTCTTGGTGGTATGATTGGTGATTGGGGTGGTAAAGCACTGTATGAACTTATCAAGAAAAAATTTAGTTCAATACCACCCGTTCCAGCAAAAAGAAAATATAGTAATTTGCCTTACTGGCGACAAATGCTTGAGGAAGAACCTTGGATAGATCCAGCAACAGGTCAGCCATTAATAGTTTCGGGATTAGGGTATCTAGACCAATCTGGAACCAATGGAACCACTGGAACTACGGGAACAGTTACAACACCAACATCAACAACTTCTGGAGGAGGTTCAGACTTTTGGACTCTTGCTGCTATTGCATCAAGAGAGGATGGTGACGATCAAGGAAGGGCGGATGTTGTTCAAGCACTTTATAATAGAGCTGCGTCTGGAGCATATAGTTCTAAAAATATAAGAGATTTGATTCTTGGACAAACACAATTTCAACCCACTTGGGATTATCCAAACGGATCAAAAAATGGATACGGTAAACCCAATGATGAGTGGTATAATATTGTTGATGCTCAATCGGCAGCACTTGCTGCAGGATGGAAAAATACATCAGAAGTTGAAAAGACTGCAGCGGTTATTAATAACCCCACATTAATGAAGAATGCAAAAGACTTTTTGGGTGGTAGAACTGATTTTACAAACTATAGTGGAGGATATAGAAATCAGAGAAAGGGAGAAATCATAAGACAATCTGGTGCGCCAAATAATTATTTTGGTTGGGATTGGAATTACACAGGAACAGTTAGTGGAAATGCTCCTAATTTTAATACAATAACACAACAGACTGGTAGTGCTCAACAAAAAATTGCTGTCTTGGCATATGGTACCAATGAATGGGGTAGGAACAAATCTTACATCGTATCCGCGACCAAAAAACTTATCAAAGGATTGATGGACAAGGGTTATACTGTTATCGTTGTACCCCCATCAGATAAACTGGTTGTTAAGAATAATCCTAAAGGTAGTGTGGTTATTACAGCCCCATATCAGGGTGTAACTACAGCTGCAGCAGAGATGGGTTGTAGGATTGACTATGGTGTTTATGCGCCTATCGATTTATTGGGTAATTATGTTCATTTGACACCATCAAGTGCCAGAGCAATCAAGAATAAGTATAAACCAGACATTGTAGTTGGTGATAGTAATGCAGCACTCATCAGAGGTGGTCAGTCAGCTACTGCTAAAGATGGTGCAGATTATGCTAAAGTATCTCAGATGATTAGTAATATCACTCCGTCATCACCATCTGCTCAACAAGCTCAACTTGCAAGTATAGGACAAAATGTATCTGGTATGATACAAAGGAAAGGTGCAACTACTGGTGCACAAAAAGGTCAAAAAGTAAGTGGTTTCCCAGTTACATCTGGATATGGTCAAAGATGGGGAAGACTACATGGAGGTATTGATATTGGAACACCAGAGGGAACATATGTTGCATTGGATGTTGAAGTTGAAATTGTGTTTGCAGGATTGCATGGAAGAGCACCAGGACACGGTTACGGAAATGTTGTTGATGCATGGGCACCATCATTAGGATTACAATTTAGACTTGCACACTTAAATAAAATACTTGTAAGAAAAGGACAAAGGATACCTGCTGGTGTTCCTCTTGGTCAAACTGGTGGAGCAAGTGGTGATAGAGGTAGAGGTAGTTCTACTGGACCACATTTACACTTTGAGGTTGATAATAAGAAAGATGGTACCAGATATGGTGGAATGGGAAATCCTTCACCATATGTTGGTCACCTGATTTTGAATTCTGCTGGTCCAGTGGGTCAGGCACATGGACAGAGTATAAATTTATCTCCACAACAAACCGCTTCACAATCAAGAAATGGTATTGATAGACGTGCTCCATATGAATCTGGTTATTCACAGGGTGGCGGAATAACTCCATTCCCAATACCATCCCAAACAACTCCTGGTGGAGGAGGTGGTGGAGGAGTTCCTATGATGGGAGGTCCTTCTACAAAAGAGGTATTAAATAGTTATTATAAATCTCAACTTATGGGATTCTTATATAAACAAGGATAATGCCATCACAAAACGCTCCAACATCTCCTGGTAATATTCAGAAGTTCAAAATATCATCAAATCAGTCTGACAAAGCGATTGACTTATCTGGTGGTGTAGTTGAATTTAGATACTACGAGAGTGTCTTATCAAATAATGTCACAGCAACAGCAGTTATTGTTGATAGTGGTTATGAATCAGATGGTGGTGCGATTAAATCATCGAAAGGTGTGTTAGATGCTTTACCAATCAGAGGTGGGGAGAGAACTGATATAGTCATTGAAGATAATAATGAAAACAAACTTACATTCAAACCAATGAAAGGTTTGTATGTCAATAGAGTAAGAGATACTGACTCTGGTACATCAAAGGATGTATTCTTTGTTGATTTTGCATCAAAGGAATATTTTGCAAATGAACAACAAAGAGTAATAAAAAGATATGAAGGAAAAATATCTGATCATGTAAAGGAAATACTTAATTCTCTTGGTGATGTAAAAATTGAACAAGTAGATAACACCTCACTCACTTATAATTTCATAGGGAATGATAGAAAACCATTTTATACCTGTACTTGGCTAGCATCTAAGGCAGTACCAGATAAAGATGTAGGGTCAAGAGCTGGGTTTCTTTTTTATCAAACCAGAGACGGATTCAACTTTAGGTCTATTGATAAAATATTTGAAGAAGAACCAGTCAAAAAATATATGTTCAATAATACTGGAGAACCTCCAGTGGGATATGATGGGAATATACTTGACTATTCTATTGATAGTGACATAGACCTCAAACAAAATCTCACTCTTGGAACATATAATAGTAGAGCAATCTACTTTAATCCATTCTCTATGGATTATTATGTTAAAGAATTCAAGTACAACCCTGACAACATTGGTAAAGCAGGAAAATACTTTGGTGGTGACTTAGTTGCAAAAGAATTTACCGAAACTCCAACAAGATTGATGAGTCATGTATTTGATGTTGGTGCTATGCCTGATGGGACAGGTAACGAACAGTTAGAACAATGGAAGAAGAATTCAACTTCTCCAAATTATGATGCCGAGAACACAATGGCACAGTCTGTGATGAGATATAATCAAATGTTTACTGTTAAAACAAATGTGACTATTGCAGCAGATTTTAGTATTAAAGCAGGTGACATTATTCAATGTGATTTCCCTGAGGTTACTGGAGATAGAGTTAAAGAGAAAAACCCACAGACAGGGGGTATATATATGGTAGCAAGTGTATGTCACAGAGTTACTCCAAGAGAAACTTTTACAAGACTCGCTCTGGTTAGAGATTCATTTGGTAAGAAAACGGGATTTAAATGATAGAACAAGGACTCTTTAAAAGATATTTTGTAGGTAGAGATGGGTTTATCTGGTGGTTAGGTCAGATTGCCCCAGAATCCACATGGAAAGATAATAAACCTGGATCTCCTATAGGAACAAATAATGATATAAAAGGTTTTGGTGAGAGATATCGTGTCCGTATCATGGGATACCACACGGCTAATATTGATGAAATACCTGATGATGAACTGCCTTGGGCATATGTCATGTATCCTACCACCGCAGGAGGTGGTGGTAGATCTGGATCACAAACTGCAAATATATCTCAAGGTGATTTTGTATTTGGCTTCTTCATGGATGGTGAAGATGCTCAGATGCCAGTCATCATGGGTATTCTCGGTAATAATGAATATGCCGCAGTAAGTAAAAATATACCAAATGCAAGATTTGTCCCATTCAGTGGTTATACAGAAAGTGATAAGGTAGCATATACTTCGTTCAATGTCGATAAGGGTGGTGAGATTGTTAGACAGACTGGTGCCCAAACCGAAGGTAAAACAAACTCACAAGGTAGTAAAACTAAAGAACCAAACAATCCTACCGTCAATGAGTCAGCAACACAGTCTAATGCAAAAAAGGATGCAGCATCTGAGGCTAGTGCCCAAGAACAAAGTCAACCTTTTGCTCAACCATCTGATTGTGAACCAATTCCTTTAGGTAAAATTCAAAAAGATATCCAGAATACTATTGTAGAGATTCAAAAAGCACAGAAGTCAATCTATAATTATTCAAAAGCTATTACTGGTAATGTTAATGAACTACAAAATTTTATTAATGAAAAACTAAGTTGGGCAACAGAGAAAGCTTCTGAGGGAATTAAATGGGTATTTAAACAAATTCAAAAATTTGTTACTAATAAAGTGAATAATATTATGAAGGATACCTAT